CATTTGTTTAGAATATCATGAATTATTAATCCGAATAATAAGCTTTCCCTATTTTCGAAAATTTGTTAAAATCAATCCCTCTTATATTAAACAGCACAGAAAGGGTTATTTATGACATGTATTACCGGGATTAAAACAAAAGATAACGTATTTATTGCGGGTGACCGTATGGGATCTAATGGACTTACTCACCTACAAACTAAAGAACCAAAAATATTTAAGAATGGGGATTTTTTGTTTGGAGTGTGTGGCAGTTATCGTGTAATGCAATTACTTAAATATAAATTCAAACCACCACGCATTGGACGTGAACAAACAATAAGCGAGTATCTCTATATTGATTTTGTGGATTCTGTTATTAAACTTTTATCAGAGAATAATGCGACGCATAAAAAGGATGCAATGCATAAATTTGATGGTTCTTTTCTATTTGCATTTGATAATGAATTATATCAAATGGAATCAAACTTCCAGATATTATGTGATGTACGGGATTATAATTCATCTGGGAGTGGTTGCTACCACGCAATGGCAAGCTTATATTCTACTGACGGACTAAAATTAGATCCTAAAGAGAGGTTAAAGAAAGCAATTATATGTGCAAGTGATTTTGTTATTTCAGTCGATGATAAGATTGATATTTTATCCCTAAATGAAGTAAAGAAAGGGAAAAAGGTGAGCAAATGATTAATATAGCAACAAAAATAAAAGATATGCGTTCTGTCTATGGATTAACTCAAGGTGAAATTGCTAATAAATTAGGTAAAAGTATTACCTTCGTATCACAATTAGAGTCGGAGAAAGCGATATGTCCTAAAAACTTTATGTGTGAAATGGCTAATTTTCTAAAGGTGACTGATAATGAAGTCAATAATTCCATCATCATTTCTCGCTGTATCAAAGACCTAAAAGAAAGTCTTAACGATATTAATTTTAATGATCCCGATATGATCAATACACTTAAGGATAAAATTAAACAAGATGGGTTTGATAAAAAACTATTAAGCATTTTATAGGGGATTACAAATTAATATAAATTTATAAACTTTTATAAGTTTGAAAGAAACATTGATGAGTTCTAATAAAATGAGTGCAAAGGAATTTAAATCCAAATATGCAACACCTAAAGAGTCTGAAATATTACGAGATATCTTAAAATACTTAGATAATTTAGGGAAGACTCGCCATTGGCGATCCAACACTGGGGTAGCTACCTATAATAATAAATATGGCACACAGACAGTACGATATGGCGTTCCTGGGATGACTGACATTCAAGGATACTTTTTAAGAACAGGGATAGCTCTCTTTATTGAGGTTAAACGTCCTGGTGGTAAATTAACTCAATTACAATTTAACTTTATTACAAATGCTAAAGAGGCTAACTGCATCTCTTTTGTTGCTGATAGCGTTGATGTAGTTAGAGACACATTAGAGAATATCAATATAACAGATTATTGACTTTATTCAATGGCATGTTACTATATCACTGGGTAGCGAATAAGAGAGTTACTTCACTGTTAATGACGAGGTCATAGGTTCGAGTCCTATCAGCACTTAATTGTGTTGTAGCTCAGTTGGTTAGAGCGCGATAATCTCTCTCTTAGCTTGTTCTCCCAATTAAATTTATATGGATGGCGAAGGAAAGAGATACTTCAAACTCGGAGGACGTAGGTTCGATTCCTACATCGGAGGCTTTATGCACGATTGGCGGAGTGGTAACGCACCAAGAAAAAAAAACTCTTTTCGCTTGTTCCTCCATTAATAAAAAAAAGGGGTTATCATGTCAACATTAAATAAAAAGAAAAAAATAGTTACTCATGAGGGGGCTATAGCAAAGCATATTAACCCAGAACTACAACTGAGACGCTCCGTTATGGCATGTATGTTATGGGAGAAATCATTTTATGAGGATGGTCAATCCATTGCGGACAGAATTGAGGACTCAATTAAGGCCATAAAAAATAAAGATATAGTACGTGATATCGCAATAGAAGCAAGAGAGACGTTTAAATTGAGGCATGTCCCTCTTTTATTGGCCAGAATATTGGCTAAAGAGGGCTATCCCGTTAAAGACCTACTTGAGAGAATCATTCAACGTCCAGATGAAATCACAGAGTTTCTAGCTATTTATTGGAAGAATGGAAAAGAGCCATTATCAAATCAAGTAAAGAAAGGATTGGCCAAAGCATTCCTTAAGTTTAATGAGTATCAATTAGCAAAGTACAATCGAGACGGAGAAATAAAGTTACGTGATGCATTGTTCTTATGCCATGCAAAACCAGAAAACGACGATCAGGAGAAACTATTTAAACGACTTGTAGAAGGAAAACTCGAAGTACCTGATACATGGGAGGTAGCCCTATCATCAGGTGCTGATAAATGTGCGACATGGGAGAGGCTGATCATTGAGAAGAAATTAGGGGGTATGGCATTATTGAGAAACCTACGAAACATGAAAGATGAAGGGGTATCAACTCGTTTAATGCGAACAGCGTTGAAAGAAATGGACACCAGTAGGATATTACCATTCAGGTTTATCTCAGCCGCTATGCATGCCCCTTATTTAGAGCCTGAACTAGAAGAAGCCTTATTTAAATGCACAAAGGAAATTAGTAAAATAAAAGGTAAAACTGTATTTCTTGTTGATGTTTCTTATTCAATGACGTTAGAACTTTCAGAAAAATCATCATTAAATCGTTTGGATGCCGCCTGTGCATTAGCAATGATTTTAAGAGAAATATGTGAGGAAGTTGAGATATTTTCTTTCTCACATAAATTAGTATCAGTCCCACCAAGACGCGGATTTGGACTTAAGGACGCTATAATTAATTCGCAAGACCATAATGGTACAGCATTGGGTGGGGCTATTAAAGCAATATTAGACAGTGTCCATGATATGGATCGGCTTATCGTGATGACAGACGAACAAAGTGAAGATAAAGTGCCAGATCCAACTTGTTTAAGCTATATGATTAATGTAGACACAGACAAGAACGGAGTGGGCTATGGGAAATGGGTCCACTTTGATGGATGGTCTGAATCAATCATCAGGTATATATCTGAGTATGAAAAAGAAACAAATGGAGAATTTAAAAATGAGCATTGATATAATATTAGAAAAAAAAATTAAATGAACACACCCCCTCATGAAATACTAGGAATAGAAAAGGATGCAAGTAAAAAGGAAATAAAGAAAGCATTTCGAGAGTTAATTAAAATTCACCATCCCGATCAAGGGGGTGACCCTGATACTTTTAAGCAAATAAACTCTGCTTACATAATCCTAACAAACCCTGATATTTTATGTTACCTACATGAATTCGATTCTTTAACGGCTTCGGATATTGATGCCGCTTATGAATTGATCAATTCAATTTCTACAAAAATAATAAAAGAACGTATCTCTATGGGTGATTTTAAGCCAGTATTAAAAGAGGTTAGAAATACATTGAAAGAATTAATAGATTATAATGATGGTGAGATTGGAGAAGCAAAAGGCAATATAATATTTATTGATAAAAAACTTGGGACTATATCTACTCCCAAAAAAAAGAATCCCTTTCAAGAGATTCTTTTAGAAATTCGATTAACTCAATCAAGTTTCAAAGAGTCTACAGAAAGAAAAAATCTAATAATATCCTTATCTCGTCGCATTTTGGATGATTTTAAAGAGGATAAAGAAATGCTTCTTACAGAGACTAAAGAGTCATTTTGGGGGGATGTTAATAGTGAGACAGCTGTTAGTATGAAAGCTGGGGATGACTTCCATTCTATGCATAAAAGTTTTTTTGGGAGGGGATTATGAGTGAGGAACCGTTTAAATGTCCGATATGCTACGGAAAAGGAATAGTTGATGCTGGGTTTTATAGTGCTATAGGAAGCTCATGGTCTTCAACAAATATGACTGAGAAGTGTAGACAGTGTGATGGTGATGGTATTGTTTGGGGTGGGACAGATGTGAAAATGCATAATTGTAAAGTTAAAGATGAAGGAACGCTTTACAATAAAGTGAAAGCGCTTGCTCGTGAAGCGTGGACACTATGAATGAAGGGGATCTATTAATAAACAGATACCCGATGGCTATAATTTCTGCGTGGGGAATGACGTTAAATGGGAAACGCTATCAACCATGCTGCAAAAAATGCAGATCATTAAAATTAAAAAGATTAAAAGGTCCATTGAAAGTAAATGGTGAGGTTCTAGGATTTAGATGTGTAGAGTGTAAAAAACCTGTACGTCTTGGTATGGAAGAATTGAAAGGAGACTAGAGATGAGTGATAAATTGAGAGTAGTTACACATGAGGGGGAACTAAAAATAGGAGATTACACATTAAAAACATTTGTATTTGAAGACGGTACGGCAATGTTTGAAAAAGAATCTTTTGAAGGGTTTTGGGAATATTTAGCCAATGGGGGTACTCTTTCAGAGTCAGACGCTTCTACAATGGCCAAATTTGTTAAAGGAGTAGAGTAATAGATGAAACGAAAATATATTGATAAATACTCCAGTTTCCGTAGACATATATCCTGGTTTTTTTGGGAAAAATGTGACAAATGTCATATGGAATTTCGTAGGGAAAATGGTTTTAAGGCAATTACACCGCCCTATTATGGGTTCATTAGTACTGAAAGATATCTATGTGAATCGTGTGCTCCATCATTTGAAATTGCAAACGATTATTTTCTAAATGAAAGGTGGATACCTAAACGACCGAAATGTCGGCCTCCTAAGTCAGATTAGCATTCAACGTTTCAGATCCCTTTTTCATACAATAAAGTATAAAAAACTCGTTACGCTCTTCTAAATTTTCGACATCAACAATATCATATTTGTCATTCTCAAACTCAACCCAATCGTCTGCGCTTATATTTAGAGTGGAATCAAACCTAATATATATTTTATGGGTAACATTGTTATTGACACCTACCCCATCAAACGATTGGAAGCCCCTTGTGGTTTGTATAGAGGCGTATACTTGCTTTACCTCTGTGAATGTCTCCCCATAGTCAGGATCATCAAACCCATTTGATTTTACGGCCCTTGTTTGGATGTTTATTAATAACCTTAAATCACCTGCACATATCTTTCTTTTCTTTGGTGATATATTTTGGCAAATTGTCATTGCTGCCTTAATATATCATCGCCAGACATGGCATCAATAATCTTATATTTCTTTAAAATAACATCACCTAAATTTACAATTCCATTCTCACTATTTCGGCCACTAGGGATAATACAATCCCCTCTGTTTGAATACCAAAAACTTACCAATAATTTTAAGGCTAATTTAATATCAGATGGGACTGATTCCTTCGCATCTCCAAACCCTGTTTTAAATGTGATTCGTACATCATTACAATCTCTATCGGAGTCAGGCACATCAATCTCGCAAATTTCCCCAAATATCCCCCCTGTATTAACTGTGTATTCTGTAGTCGCTAAAGTGGTATAAGTGCCATCTTTTAAAAATTCTACTGATGTGAGACTTTGAAATTTTCCTCGTCTTAATGTTAAATCTTGATGAAACGAATCTCTGAAATTTTCATAGGTAGTCGTTAAAATGTCTCGACGCATCGTTTTCTCGGCATCTGTGATAGCCGCTTTGATTAGCTCGGTAATAAGTGCGTCATCTGCAGTAGATGTAACCCTAAGATAGGCTTTAGTATCTGCTAAAGAAATAATTTCAGCATCAGTTTTAACGGTTTGCACGTAGGACATTAATTTTCCCCTTCACCTGATTAGTTATTTTTTTGAAGAAATTTGCATTTCGTTTAAGGTTTGTAACGAAATTATTAAACCTTAGCGTCTCTTTTTGGATTTTCGCTTTGATTTTTTTTTTACAATCTTATTTAATGGCGTATCCATGATTGCTTTGTTCTCATATTTTTCTAACATTTTTTCTTTTTCCTTTTCTATTGGAGCTTTAGGGGCTTTATTATCTGATTGTAAATCTGATTTTACAGAAACCTTGGATGCATAGCAAGCATTGCCAGTCTCAACCATGCGCCTCGCTATACGCTCATCTTCTACGTCATATTCCTTTTGTTCCACAAAAGTTTCCGCTTTATATTTTATGGACCATTTATAGTTTTTCAATGCTTTAATTTTCAAAGTAATCTCCTTTTATGAGGGGGGCTAAATTGCCCCCCTCCTCTTTCCCTATTATACAGTTGGACGCTGTTCAGCGTGTCCTTTAGTTGCAATTGCACCTAAAGTTCCGCCTGTAGACGTAGCGGTTGATACTACGCTCATTTCTATGAATCGTTTTTTGCCAACGTATCCAAAATGCTTCACTGTGTCATCGTCTGTCAATGCAAACGTAGGCAAAGATCCTACAATAAAATCTGCATTCACGGCAGCCCCATCTGATAAATTAGCTGCGTCACCATCTTTCAATGTTATTGCATAGGCACCATCAGTAAGTAGCCCGGCAATGACAGCAAAGTCTACTGATTCAAATCCTTTAGTATCGATGATATTCCCTACTGTAGTTGTATCAGTTGTGATTGCTGCTACATCTAATGCTACATCAGGGCTTACCATGCTTGTTAAATCTCTTTCCATCTTATTTTCCTCCTAATTGAAATTGTTTGGGGGCCGAAGCCCCCACCATTAAAACTTTTTACGATGACCCAATATCAAGCAATTTGAATGCTTCACCTAGAACGACTCGACCATCGTTAAATCGATTCCAAGAGAACTCAACAATCGCTTCAGACTTACGAGTCACATTGTCTCTGATAAGCTCCATTTGAAGAGAATCAAGGATGTTATACCCTCTGAAGAAATCACCAACACCAACAGATAACGCATCATTGGCTACATCAGGCATATCCTGCATGATTACATAGTCAAATCCATTGATCACTGTTGGGAATCGTTCTCCTCCGAATGTCCACAAATAGTTTCCGTTAGCATCTTTTTCAGTTCGTAGCTGAGTCAACGTTTTTCTGTTAAAGAAATACTTAGGATTAGCGTATCCAGCTTTCAAGAATCCCACTAATTCGATGACATCATCTAATTTTAGAGCTCCACCCGTACTTGCCGCGATGGTTTCAATATCATTAGCACCCGCTCCAGAACGTTCTAAAATACCTTCAGGTTTCTTGACACCATCACCACTAATGAAGTTCAGACCCTCACCTGCAGCAAAGGCAATCATGGCATCGGTTGTAATTTCTGATTCCATGTTGAAGTTAGTGAAATTCAATTGGTCTCTAGTTACAGGCACGATTGTATGTTGACGATGCGCGGTCATTGTTTCGGAAATGTATTTTGAAGTAGATACAGGTGCAACTTCAGCTTCGCCTTCGTATGTTGCAGTTGGGAGAGTAGTTCTAATAGGAACATTCAATGTTTTAGTCCTAGTTGTGCGTACTCTAGCCAATCGTCGTACTTCCGAGATGTCCGTGACTTGTTTCAACAAATCTTCTGCAATCATCTCAGGGACTAAGAACCCACCAAACTCACCTACATCAGTTCTCAAATAGTCTTTATGTTCGCTATACAATTCAGTTGATTTGAATGCTTGCATTGACTCAGATTTTACAAGTTCTTGCATTGCTTTATATTCGTTAGTCTCTTTGATTGGAATATTTTCAGCATTAACCTTTTTGATGACTTGGCCTTCAAGGTTTTCAATACGATCAAGCAACGCTTTCTTTTCATTTTCAACATCTGTTTTATCCAGTACCAAAGCTTGTTGCTTCTCATCAAGTTTTTCAAGACTTTTTTCGATTTTTTCGATTTTTTCTTGATCTTCTCCACCTAACGAATCCACTTGCTCTTTGAACGATTTAACTTCAGTAGAGATATCTTTCATTGTATCTTGCAATGCAACGATATCGTTTCCAATCTCTTTTACTACGTCTTTATCTTTATCTGCCATTTTAATTCTTCTCCTTGTTTATTACATTCATTCAACGACTTTAAAATATTTGCTAATGCGTCTTGCTCATTTCGAGAAGAATCCTCATTCCGAGATATGCGCTTAACAGTGCTAATAAATGTGGTCGTTTCGCTATTACTAAACCCAAAATCCTTTAAGAAATTAGATATATCTTTAATGTGCTCCATGCCTTCGATAAAGGGTACGAGACTTTGTTCTGATTGCTCTATTTTTTCTAATTTTTTGAAGTGTTGAAATGGGGATAGAGACTTAACATCTTCTATAGTTGCCTCTGCATTCATAGGGATAGTGACTAATGAAACTTCCCAGAGCGTTAATTTCCGTATTTGACGGATAGTAGTGTCTCCAATACGTTCCTCCACCTCTTCATCAATATTAAATCCAATACTCATGCTATTAATTGACCCAATTTTCATTTGGGGAATGACACGTTCAGATACAAATGTGTCAGCTTTTGGCATTTTCCCCTTGATATACAATCCTTTTGCATCCTCAAAAATTTCAGTGAAAATACCCAATGGCTCACTATGGTCGTGTTGCCATAATAGTTTAGGTGTAATTTTAGATAATGACTCTCTAAATGCGCCCGGCATTATAATATCATTCCCTCTATCAATATTATTGAATGTAGAGCCATAGCCAATGAATATAAAATTGTCAGGATCTTCTTCTGTGATCACATTTTTTAATTCAAATTTGAAATTTAAAAACTTTTTAATTGTATTTTTAGTTTTCATGAAATTATCTCCTGCCTAAACTAGGTATAATTTCATGGTATCACCATTTGTAATTAGTGAAAACACTTGTGTGTAACTTGTTTGTATCTCTAAAATATCATGTTAGTAACCTGTGTATAAGATGGGGGTATCTAAAGTAGTCCATAAAGTGCTGAACATCGGCACCCGATTATGTTACTTGGGCTGCCGTTTGGATCTCCTGGTCTTTGTAATCTCTCACCCATAACAATAAAAGGCTCTTGTAGCATTCTCCTTTGTCCATCCACAGCGGCATGATGAGCACGTACCCTATTATCTAATATAGACGCCCATTGTTTACGAGCAACAATAACGGTAATTATTGTGCCTTGTACAACATCGTTAATATTAACGGCTCCATTATTAGCCACCACTACAACTTCAATAAGTTTTGTACTTTCTGCTATAAATTGTGTTTCAGTTGCCACTATTGTATTTTGTCTTGATTTGAATTTTCGTTTTAATATCGCCGCAGCTAATATCCCGACAGCTAAATTGGTTTGCAATTCCTGTTTATCTGCTAATTGTTGTTGGGCCTGTTGTATAGCCGCATTAATATTATTTTGTGTAGTCCCATCAATCAATGCCCCCCTATTTTTACTTTCTCTACCAATAAATATTCCTAACGCCGCTGTAATGATTGCACTCAACTCCGCATCTATTTCATCCTCATTTTGTTTCGTTAATGCTTTAGGGATATCTATTAATCGTGAGCCTTCTTCTCTCATTTCCCTACTGAATTGGCGTGATACTCTAATGTATTGTTTCTTTAATAAAGCGACAGTATCATCAGAATAGCTATCAGATCTTAAAGCGCTTCCTGTTGTAATATAAAACGCCATAAAATTTTTTATTATTTTATTAAAATAGGCACTTATTTCAGGCTTGAATCGTTGCTCTAATACCAATTTAAGAGCTAAATTCTTCTTAGCCCGTCTAGTGCGTCCTAATTGCTTCTTTACTGGCATACCAATACTCTTTTATTTCAGAATCACTAAAGCCATTTTTTTTCATTAATGACACGTATAAAGATTTCGGCTCTGATAAGTTATCC